TGACCTTTCAAAGTAACTTTTTTATTTTTTAGATCTTTTAGACCAGCCATTTTTAATGAAAATCCTGCCAGTTTGTACCGTCAAATCCTTGAAACTTACTTGACGTACTGTTAAAACGTATATCTCCTGCCGTAGCCGATACGGTTGCATTGACATCAGCTACATTTATACGACCCGTTACTTCAATACTCCCGTTACCGTCTATCTCTACTTTTCTTTTTAAAACGTCAGAATCGTTACTTTCCAGTTCTGCGACTAAATTGTTTCCCCATTCACTTGTCATCGTCCAGACTTTATCCAAGTTGCTGTCAACAAATACAAACGGAAAACGGGGGAATAAATTATAAGAAGCCATAGCTATCTTTTACCGTCCATCATTACATCCATACGTACAGTACCTAACTGCCATTGTGTGTTGATGGCAGAAGTCTGAATACGTAAAACACCCTGCCTACCTCTTGAACGAGTACGTATAAAGTTAGTCGAAGAGAGAATAGTATACGGACCTTTGGATACTGTAGTTGCATTGGGAAAATTCTGCGTCTTGACAATAACCTCTACGTTACCGTTTTTAATAGTAAAATCAGGTATAATCCTATCTATAAATAGAATATCATCTCCGTCACCAAGATCAAAGACACCGCTTTCTATATAGGATTGAAGCTTAGTTCCATCAGCTGTATAAATGTTTGACGGTTCGTTGTCGTAAAGATAAGAAACCGTATCAGGTGCGGATACACCTGTCGTCAGCATATTATCAAAAACTGATCTATCCATCCAAGAAGTCCAGATAGATTCACCAAACGTCCAGTAGTTTTCGGAAGGACTGTACGTTACATATCTGTCACATTCATCCGAACTACTGGATGGATATAGCCATGTAACTTCACCAAATTCAGAATTTACACCTGCAAATATTTTATCTTTTTGTGTAATATTTAGATCGTCAAATACATATTTAAGAACGGTACACGGAAGAACTTTAACCGAACCACCATCATGGACAAAGAAATTACCGTTAGACATCCACATGGTTCTTCCATCAAAGATAGCGGCTGCATGTTTGGCAATTAATCCACAATTATCTGCAACCTGTCTTGTTCTAAAAATAAAAGGAGGACCAACAAATTCCAGCGAATGAAGAGATTTATCTGTAAAAGCCAAGATCGTATTTCTTGACATTAAACCACCGACAATTTCTGTTCCGTTTCCTAGTCGTATAGAACCTGATGTACTACTGACACTAGGCGTCCAGTTATCTAAATCTTCCTGATTAGACCATCGAACCAGAAGTGGATCAAAAGTTCCTGTAATATCGTTACATCCTAAACAGACAACATGTCGATCTATCGGAGAAACCAGAATATTATTTGAAGCTGTCGGAGTTGCTGTTACATATACTGCACGAGTACTGAATCCGTTATCTTCTACCCATTTATATATCTTTCCCTGATGAGCCGGATTTATAAGAAGATCTTCTCCAAAATTATCCATTGACCATTGACGCATATCAATAGTGATGTTGGATGTACTTCGTGCTGTACCGTAAGTACTGTCACCGTATGGACCTGCACCCCAACCAAAACCACCTGTTCCTATAGATGTTCCTGACTGAAGAAGAAAGTCTATTCCAAAAGCTCCAGCAGAAGCTGAAGTTGCATCAGCCGTTGATGTATAAGTTAAAACAAAAGAGTTAGCATCTATGACAGAAACCAGATACTCATTTCCTGATAGTGAAACGTTACTTCCAATAACACCAGTAGCACTGTTAAAAACAACGTATGTTTTTTTATCAACTTCCAATCCATGAGTTGTAGCCGTTACAATAACTCTATTTGAGCCAGAGGTTGTATTTCCTTTTGCGTTAGTAGCTGAAGATTGAATTGGTGTAATGTCATAAAAACTTCCCCCTTGATATAGATATACTTTATGTTCTGTAGCAAACGCTACGAGTTTTTGATTGTCAAGGGAAGACCATGAATGAATAGCTCGTGATGTTCCAATAAATGAATCTGTATCGTGTTTTTGCCAACCTCGTATATTTTCAGGTTTTCCATCTCTGAACCGTACACGATTACCATCGTACCATCCACCTTCAGCTGCAAACTGTGTAGACTCACGCATGATACCTTGAGCAAACTTAAATTTAATTGTCTTTGTATCTGTGGACATATTATTTAAATATTTTTCCTAACCTGATAAAAGAGAACGAAGAGCATATAAAAAATGACTGAAGACCATAACTCCAATTGTCCAGAGAACTTTATTTATAGAGTTAACAGATTTTTGAATATGGTGAAGATCGTTATTCTTTATTGTATCTATACGAGAATGGATAAGTTTTAATTCACCTTTTATTTCAGTAATCGCTAATTCATTTTCTCTGGACTGTTTTTCATCCATTAATCTTTTTCCTTGTTAAGACCCAGTTCCATAATTTTGGCTTGGTGTTATGTTGACGATAGAAGGTGTAACTACAAAGTAAGCCATAATATCCTTTGAACTTGCAGCACTGGTTGGCGTTACAGTTGTTTTGTTACTAAAATGATAAGCATCTCCAAATTTAATCGTTACACCTGCTGATGCAGATTGTGTTAAATAAAAGACACCACTTTGTCCAGCTACTGCACTTGTCGGATTAAGAAAGGTTGTTACTCCAGAAGCTCCTACAGATACAAGGGTAACGGCAAAGAAATTACTTATTCCGAATGTTGGTGTCACTGTTCCTGACGTTTCAGGTGTGAGACAGGTAACAACTCCACAAGCTTGACTTGAAACGTAAACCTGACCGTTAAATTTAGACGTTCCTGATACAATTAACGATGAAGTACTTACAGTTCCTGCATTCCAATGACATCCATTTAATGTTGTGCTGGAAATTGTTCCTCCTGATACTGCTACTGCATTCATAACACCACCAGAAACAGAAACGTTAGTCAGGGCAGCACTGGCTAAAACTCTATCTGGAAGAGTAGTTGGAATAGCACTGACATTTACAATACCTGTTGCAAAATCAACAGGAGGAGCCGCAGGTGTTACAGAAGCTCCATCTACAAGAAATACAGTCGTTGATCCTTGTTTTGCTTCACTTCCTGTACTACCTGTACATTTTACTGTCATAGTAAATGAACCAGCTGTATTATTTTTAATGAAGTAACTTTTTTGAATTTGTGGTACACGTAAAACCGAATTAGATGTCAAGGTTCCAGTAAGTTGAATAAAAGCGTTACGGGCGGCAGCAGAAGATCCTTGTGTTAACGTTACATCTGTTACACTGGAAGTCACCGTTTTACTTATATATCCAGCAATAGCCTGATCTGCTAATTCTATAACTTTATCGTTAAGGTTTGTTCCCCACGTACCGTCGTTAGCTCCGACTTCCTGTTTTATAAATTTTAAATTTGTTGAATATGAATCAGCCATAATATTATCTTGCTCTCTCTACTAGATTATCTTCACCACCAGCCGGATTTGCTGCAATCTGTGTATCGTCACGTCGTTGTCGTCGTGCCTCGTTGATTAGATCTTGCTGTTCACGCTGGTATTGCTGTTCCCATCCACCTGCTGCTGTTGTATTTTTCATAAAATAACAAGCCTCAACCATCGACGCATAAAACAGGGCCGATGAACATCTTTCCGTATAATAGTTTGTTTCGTTTGTTGAAGAAGCTAAAGCTGTAGGATTGCCCACATAAGACAGTTCTACAGGACAGGCAGACGAAGGAGCCGGAGCAATTAGAATGGTATCTCTACCGAAATTCGAATAGTATCTTGGTGTACCTGTAGAAGTACGTACAGGCCAGTAATCGTTAAGATATTCATTTGTTTGTTGTACCAAATTAATTCTTGATCCGTCGTTAGTAAAACTTACTGATTTAATAACTTGGGCATCAGACGGTTTAGCGAGAAAAGCATCTCCACTGGAGAAGTTGGATGAAGCATACTTTGTAAGACCGATGGTGTCAATTTCCCGTGTCAGTCTTCGTTCTGCTCTATCTATAAAATTAGGAATGTTATCTGTGAATTCTGTACTGTCATTTTCAGCAGAATCCTGAATAAGATCTTTTAGTGTTTGATATGTCATGTCAGCCATGATTTTATTTTACCAAATTAATTAATTAAAAAGAACTGCTAGGACGGTTTAGGTGCGGGTAAATTAGTAACCGTTGTCCAATCCGTTGTTGTTGGTGTTACAGTTGTCCACGTCGCAGATGGTGGTGTTACTGTTGTCCACGTTTCTTTTGTTGTATCAGTTACAAATACCCATACGTTATACGGTTTCGGATAGGTAATTGTTCCTGTACGTGCTGTAAATACTTGCCCTTCCAGACCTATACTGGCATGACCTATAACTGTAAAACTACCTGTGTTGTAAGTTGCGTTAACTCCACTTAATCCAACAGAAGCATAACCTTTAACAGTAAATGATCCATCGTTAAATGTTGCATTTTGACCTGTTAACGCTAGACTACTATGCCCTTGAATTGTTAACGTACCTGTATTAAAGGTAGCGTTTTCTCCATCCAGACCGATACTGGCATGACCTATAACGGAAAAACTGCCTGTATCGTAAGTCGCGTTAACACCGCTTAAACCAATACTTGAATTGGCTGCAACTGAAAAACTGCCTGTATTAAAAGCAGCTTCTACACCTGTAAGAGAAGTAACAAAACTTCCAACAACGGTGAAAGCACCTGTTTTGAATAGCGCACTTACACCGTCTAATGTTACACTTGAATGTCCTCCTAGAATTAACGTGCCAGTATTAAACTGAGCAGACTGACCTGTTAAAATAACAGCTTCACTACCTTTCGGAATTGCTCCAAAAGGAGCTTCAGAGAATGAAGTTAATCCAAAAGACATAGCTTATACTTTTTTTTTCTTTACCCTACAGTGCCATTTATTGTCGCACCGTTATCTGTTACATTGACTGTGTTACTGTTTTTACGTAAGGCATATCCAGCTGTTCCTCCAGAACCGCCGTCACATCCTGTTCCTTCACCGTCATCAGCTTTTTGTCCATCTGTTCCATCGTTTGCAAATGAACCACCGTTACCGCCATTTCCTTGAGAACCGCCTGTCCCTCCATTTGTGGCAGATTGATTGTAACCTTGTCCTCGTCCACCGTCATGGCCGTCTTCATTACCTGAACCACCACCTTCGTCGCCAGGATAACCACCACCACCACCTCCTCCTGCACCACCAGCGTTCAGTGTTGCAGTAGAAGCAAGAGTAACGTTGTAGGTAGGACCGCTGGCTTCAAAACTCATAGCGTCTGTACCATCGGCTCCAACTGACCCTGGATTACAACTTCCAGAACTAGGAGATGTACCACCAGCACCACCAGCACCGCCACCTCCACTGATAGTGCCTTCAATGTTAATGGTTACAGTATGGTCTGTAGCCAGTGTACCTGTCTGCCAAGCTATAGCCGTACCTGTAGACGCTTCGATAGTAACACCACAATTCAGTTTAAATTCGATGATAGATGGAATATTATTATTAAAACCAAGAGTATTTAACTTGGTTCTTAGAGTAAAATCAGTCGTAAGGGAAGCAATAATAA